CGTGACGCACCGATCAATCCATAAAGTAAACGCATCTGACAAGTTCCTTCTAGTTGGTTATTTTGGTTCATAGCATGGAAACTGGAAAACTCAAGGTGAAAAAGACGAATATTCGAGTGTTATTACCCCTACTGTTCCCTTTTCTTCTTCGATGAAATTGGACAGGCGCGGCTGGTTCATTAGTCGCAGCACACCATTCATCGCTACACTCTTGCTGTAACCGGCCATGATCGAATCAGCTAACTTGTTCGCGTTGATTGCACCGGCACCGTCATTGGGCCAATGCAGTAACATACGAAACAATCCGCGAAATATCTTCTCATCACCCCATGTCTGATCAGTTGGTGGATTAGGTATATGGACCAGTTCCAACCACTTCCCGTCATTAGGTATAACGAATGTCACGTTTAGATATTTGACAGGTAGTGTCGGTGTAATGGACTGGGCTACAGAAGTTACTACCGACGCCTGTAAAGCTGTAATTACAATTTCTTCGTTCATAACCCCATCCTTTGACGTAATTCAATTACATTGTCATCTACAATAGATTGCCAGTTTTGCAACGCTGATCCCAAGAAACCGTTATATGTTTCCTGTTGCAAAGCATAAACAGCAGTCCAACCGAAATAGAACGTATCACCTAACTCCATTGTAGCTAAATCAGCCTGTATGGTTCCAGTCATTGAATATTTATCATCTGACGGATATGGTAGTTTTTCAGGGTTTTCACTAGGTCCGGATGGCCATCCTGTCAGTGATGATCTACCAGATGCGCGAAGGAAGCCGGTATCAATCGGCATTTTACCACCCTTACCCTTGGTGAGAGACGCTTCATTAATAACGTCTTGGATGGACTGCCTGGCAACGGCTGTTAATGCTTCGCTGCATCTACTAACCCAATCGTCCACTTGCGCTTCAAACGTCTTAGTCATCTACAAACGCTCCTAGCCAGTCGATTTTAATTCGCGCTCTGCATCGGCACCCAATAATTTCTTTGGTCGGTGCACCAAGGCTTGCATCAGTCGGGTACATCATGCTGGCACCTGAAACGGGTGATACAAACGGCTCATCTAATCCGACACGCTGACCGTCCAATTCTCTGTGACTGTGCCTCACCCGCTTATCACCAGCATCATCCCACACCCTCGTTACGTCCTTCTCACGGGCTGCACCGAGCGCAACTACCTGCTTGGCTGAATCATAGTCAGCGGTATTAAATGCCGACATTGATTCATGGCGCGCAATCTGATCGCCGCGATGCTTCAACGCAGCCGATGAATAGCGTATTGTTAGATTCTCAACTTGTGCCTTGTTCAAAGGTTTACCGGTTTCCATCGCCTTACGTACTGTGCTGTCAAATCGTTTATCACGCAGACCCATTGATAGATAGCGTTCCCCCGCTTCACCACCCAGATGTGCCTGTGAGAGACGTTGACGGGCAGAAGCAACCCAACCCTCTTGATCCTTGGTCAAACCGATGACGCCACCCTCACGATGCCCTGTGGCCCGATTATAGCGCCCTACAATGTCCAGCGCAGTGTCGCGTGGATTGCGCCCTTCGATCATACCGCGCTGTAGTGTCGATTGGACGTTGATACGAGTATCCTCACTGATAAGCGTTACCATCTCACTCGACTTGTCACGTAACCACTGTTCTGCCCGTGGATCGCGCATGTTGAAGTGGAATTTGACCTTGCCGTTAGAGGTCTGGACGTGGGTGGGATAACCCTGCACCACAAATTCTGCGCTGTGACGGTAGGCAATTTCAAGTGCTGACATGAGCGGATTTAGCGAACCGGGCATAATACCAAGCCCTGCATAGGCCCGTCGAAAGTCACCAGCTTCAATCGCGTCAATCAACTGTTCCAGAATGACCTCATCTGTTATACCCTGAATAGATTCAAGGAACGCTCTTTGAATGTCATCCTCTAACGCGGCCAGTAAATCAGCCAATCGCTTGTAAATCGACGCCATGACCTACCTTTCGTAGATTATTATGTAAACCACTGGTGCGGTTGGTGGAAGTCCAGTTGCCCGTTTGATCTTACAGCGTTGCCCACCAACATCAACATAATCTTTAATGTCAGGGGTGAATGACTGTTTCACCGAGCAAGTTATCTGTCCATCCGATGCTACAACTTGTGACCCATCAACGTATTTGAACTCGACACCACGAGCGACACCACCAATAATCGGATGAATTACTGGTGTTGGTTCACCCGGATTAAACGGGGTACCACCTGTCGCCGGAACTAATTCGACATATAACAAATTAGGCTGGTTGAACTCATTCAAGACTTCTGTAGCAACAGGTACTAAATCATCATAAATCGACATTTTTTCACTCCTGTCAAAACTTCTATTGACACCACTTAAAGAAACTGACATAAGACTTGCGACATATTGTCAACGCTAATTGAAAGGTAATAACATGTCCAAGCCAACCCCTATACCAACTATCAACGTCGCCGGTAAGGTTCGAGAAGTTGCGGTGCTTACCCCTGCCACAACCAAAGTACCTATGCCAGAACGGTCCAGTAATCGCGGTCAGAAATCTATCTATGATTTTTCGGTGCTTACCGAAGTCGGCGCGTCGTTTGGTGTAAAGAACAAAACCCGTGAACAAGTCAGTTCGGTTGTATCGCGTGAAAACAAGCGTAATCGCATTGATGCAGCTACCCACGGAAAAACCGATCCGGTCCGTTTTGAAGTCTTTACTGTTGACCCAAAGACCGATCCGGACAAGGCGATGGTTCGCGTTTTCCGCGTGGAATAATCCCATTATGGCCATCCATTGTGTAATGCTTTGGATGGCCATTTTTTATACCCTGTAAGATTTGCCGACCAGCGCACCGCTTAGAACATTTGTGATCAGGACGGGGTAAAGAATCTGGTCAACCTTTGGAAAACTGGGCTGCACGTAAGATGCGTCTAGCGACTGATCATAATCAACACTGATCGCACCGTGGACTGTTACACTCTTATATTTCGACGTGGTAAAATCTACTGTCAGACTGCCGGGATTAGCCAGTTGTCTGATGTTCGCTTCGTACGTCGCGTTCTCTACCTCTGTCGGAACGATGTTATCCGGAATGACATAGCCATAAGCGTCTACCGCCCCTTCTCGCGGCCATTCGCGATCCTGTGACCGACCATTGACTTTATCACCTGGGAAGTGCGACCGATAAACACCGTCCAACCATTCGGACGTGACCAGCAACGCGGCTTCGATCACATCTGTATCGGTGCTGGCAGGGTTTATCCCACGTGCCAAACAATATGCGAGGAAGCCGGTTGCTGTGCCATAAAACATAAGTCAGTCCTTCATTAAAGCGATTGGGCCGCTTCCGTTGCTTTGACCTTGGATGGATAACCATCCGTGTCTGCAATCTTAGCGTTATCATCGTTCATATCGACTACATACCACTTAGCGCCCTCTTTGACGATGGCAGCTTTTACTGTCTTGTCAGCGTTGTCACCAGCAGCATCAACAGCCGGTTTGACAGCAGGTACAGGTGGCACAGTCGGGACTGCCGGTGCAGCAGGTGCCGGTGCAGCAGGTGCCGGTGCAGCAGGTGCCGGTGCAGCTTCTTCTACCTTTTTCGCGTTGGCCAATTTCTGCGACTTGGGATCATAGTCCGTCGCGTTGATTCTAACCGGGCCATTCTTTGTTTCGATGACCACCGTAGCGCATTCTCGTTCCATTTCATATTCTCCGTTATGTAAAAAAGGCGGGATACATTAAGTAACCCGCCCCTTTTTTGCACAGTTGTCAAAATTAATCAACCAAGTAATACTGCGATGTGTTCCGGCTTGATTACTTCCGTTCCCCATGCAGCGCCAACCTCTGCGCGGATCATGCGATAACCGGGATACAGTCGGACCTCAAATGCAAGACCACTACGCGGGTCAACCAGAATGGTGCTGTCAATCGCCGCATCACCGCCATTTGGTAGTGCAGGTGGACGAACAGCAAGACCGATTGCGTTACGACTGAACGCCATGTTAGCTGCATAATTCGCACCAACTGTAACAGCAGTCGCAGCGGCTGGAATTGCTTGCATCAGACCCGGTGCAGCAATCTGGATCGTTGCACCAGATACAGCAGTCGCACCTTCAGCAACTACATACTTGGTCGTATCACCAGCGAAGGTGATAACATCACCAGCTTCAAGCGTCCCGGTACCAATAGCAGCAAGAGTGATAGACGTAGCACCTACAGCATAACCCGTCGCGTCCGTGGTTGCAGAATCACCCGTACCGGCAACGTGACGTGCCACGCCAGCCGATTCTTTCACAGACATGCCGAACAGATCAAGCAGTTCACCCTGACGCAGCGTCATGGTAGAACCAGCTTCATTCGCTTTGGTCAGTTGAGTATGCTTACGCATCTTCACACCGGCGCTGGTGTTGATAATCAGCGAACGCTCACCTGGAGGCGCACCGTTATCGTCCAGAACCTGACGGACCAGAGCACCGTCTTCCAAGTCATTACCGCTGAATGGAGTCGTACCAGCGGCACCTACTGCACGGGAAGCCTGTGCATAGCTGTTTGCGCCAACCTGAACTTCAATCATGTTGGTCAGCGTCCGAAGACCCTGCGCGAACAAATCAGCCTGAATAGGAAGATAGCCAATGCCGTGTGACAGGCCAAGCTGTTCTTCACCATTCCAACCAAAGTCAACAGCTTCGCTGTGTGTAATGGTCATGCTACCGTTGCCAATCGTGCGATTGGTTGGGTCAGGAGTTGTCATGGATGGGACGATTGGGGTTGAAGTCATTGCAGGAGCAACCGGCCATGTGACCTGTTGACCAACTGCGGCGCGTTCAACACCAGTGTTGCGATTTACAGACGGAATAAAACCGACAAGTTCACGCGAAACAACATCAAGACCCTCATAGAGAGTCGGGATCAGATCGGTGAGTGTATTGGCATAAGCCTGTTGGTGGACGATGGCAGGGCCAACACCGGACAACAGGATACCAGTAAGGCCAGAATGGCGCATAATTCATATCCTTTGAAATGTGAGGGGTGGGCATCTCGCCCGGACGGTGGGCATCTCGCCCAAACTCACCGCATCAGTTGGATGAAGAATACGGATCAATTGGTATAATACAACAAATATGGCGGGTGTCAACCCGCCATACGTTATTAATCAACAAATTTAATTTCACCGGCACGCACCTTCTCCATTGCCGGTCCTTTTTCATGTGGTTTCATTGCTTCAAAATCCTCACGTTTAAGAACACTGGGGTTGCCACCATTCCCGCTACCACGGCCATCATTGCCACTACCACCACGTGCTTCGGCCAGTAGCAACTGATCTTTCTGTGGGTGTTGATCAACGATGATCTTTACAGCCTCATCAAAGTTAGCAGGATCGCCAAACTTTTCATTGCTGTAAATCGGATTACCACTGGCATCCTTCGCGCTCAATTTTCCGTCTTTCACTTCAAAATACTTGGCGAATGAATCACGGAAAATGTCAGCGGGGATGGCAATATTCTTTGCTACAAAATCCGACGAATTAAACGCATTATCCAATGTCATCTGGTCAATCTTAC